CCTCGCTAGCAAGATCGACCTCGCGGCGTTGGTGGCGCTGTTCCCACCCGATGACGAGTTCGACTTTTGGTGCGCGTATTTTCACTATTGGTCGAGCGAGGATTACCTCGCGCAGGTCCAGAATGCTCACCTTTCGGTCTGGAAGAACGAGGGCTTGGTATACGAGTGTCCCGGCGCTCGGATAGATCTCGAGGAAATCGTCGACGAGGTGCGCGACATCCGCACTCACGTCGAAGTAGCGGAATTCTGCTATGACCCGTACCACGCGACCCAGCTCGCGACCTCAACATCTGGTGAGGGAATTGTCGCGGTTGAAGTGCAGATGCACGTCAAATACCTGTCTCCAGCCATGCGGGAGCTCGAAGCGTTGAACAACGAGGGCAAGCTAGCGCACGGCGGCGACGCCTGCACGACCTGGCAAGCGGGTAATCTGCAGGCGTCCGAAGACCGGAAAGACAACGTTTTTCCCAGAAAGGGCAGCTCTGAGCGCAAGATTGACGGCATGGTCGCCCTTTTGCTGGCGTTGTTCCGCGCTGCGCAACCGCCCGAAGAGCCGGAACAATCCATCTACAATACCCGCGGGATGCGCTCGATATGAGAGTGCTCGGCTTCGACCTCACGCTGACCCGCGCCCCGCCGGTGCCCGCGCCCGATGCGCGCAATTCTCCCGAGAACCCGTCGACGCCGCTCTCCAATCCAGCCGCGTGGCTCTGGAATGCGCTGGGCGCCAGCCCGGCCAGCAGCGGTGTCAACGTCACCGAGCAAAACGCGCTCAGCATTGCAACGCTCTGGGCGTGCGTGCGCCTCATCTCGGAATCGATCGGCTCGCTACCGTTTGCACTCTACAGACGGACGCCGGACGGCCGCGAGTTAGTCCCGGGCCCGCTGACACGTCTCGTCGGCATCCAACCAAACCCCGTTAACACGTCTATGACATTGCGCGAGGCGATGCAAGCGCATTCTCTCACGACCGGCAACGGGTATTCCTTTATAGAGCGCGACGGTGCCACCCGGCCTAAAGGTCTGTATCTGCTCAACCCGTACACGACCTGGGGTGAACGGGTCGCCCGCGACCGCACGGTCTACCATACGACGTTAGAGGGCGGCGAACGTCTCACGCTGGGCGATTACGACGTTTTGCATTTGATGGGACTGAGCGGCGATGGCATCAACGGCTACTCGGTTGTGCGGGTGCTGCGCGAAACGCTGGGCCTCGCGATGGCGACCCAGGAATACGGCTCACGTTTCTTCAGCGGTGACGCGACCGCGCAAGGCGTGCTCGAAGTGCCCCAAATCCTCGACGATGACGGCTACCGCCGGATTCGGCAGGATTGGCGCGAAGCGGGCGGTGCCGGGGGCGGGGGTCTGAGTTCCGCGCACCAGGTGCGGATACTCGAACAAGGTACAAAATATCACCAGATCTCGATCCCACCGGATGATGCACAGTTCCTCGAGACCCGGGCGTTTCAACGCACCGACATCGCGGCCGCGTTTCGCTGTCCGCCGCACATGGTAGGCATTACCGAAGGCGCGGCGAATCGCGCATCGGCAGAGCAACTGGCGTTGGAATTCGTCAAATTCGCGCTCACGCCGTGGCTGGTGCGGTGGGAGCAGGAGTGTTACCGCAAGTTGCTACCCGACGGCGAGACCGAGCGTTATTTTAAATTCAACGTGGATGGTTTGCTCCGAGGTGATTTCGCGAGCCGGATCGACGCCTACAGCAAGGGCCGACAGTGGGGTTGGTGGAACGTCAACGACATCAAACGCATGGAGGACGAGCAAAGCATAGGGCCCGAGGGCGACATCTATCTCTCGCCGGTGAACATGGTTCCCGCAGATCAGGCCTATGACGTCATCGGCTCCGACGCTGAATCCGGGGCGAGCACCGACGCGGGCGGCGACCCGGACGCGGCCAGAAAGCTTTTGCCGATTGTCGAGGCCAGTTGCCAACGCCTGGCCGACCGTGAGGCAGAGGCACTAGAAAAGGCCATCAGGCGGTATTTGCCGAACGACCCAGCTGGGTTTGATAACTGGTTCGAGACTTTTGCGACCCGTCACGCGGCCAACGTTCAGGAAGCGCTAGGCATTGATGGGCGCGAACATGTCGAGGAGATCCGCGCCCAGCTCGCGGCGCCCGGTGGCCTGGAATCATTGGAAAACTGGCGCGAGCGGCAAGCTGCGCGCTTATTGGAGCGCTCCACGTGAAACCCGAGACAAGAACAGTCGGTTCAACATTTGAAATCCGTCAAGCGGAAGGCCAGCCGGATCGATTGGTCGGCTACGCGGCCGTGTTTGACGAGATGAGCGAAAATCTCGGCGGTTTCCGCGAGGTGATTGCGCCCGGTGCATTCGATAACGTCCTAAAAGACGACGTGCGCGCGTTTTTCAACCACGACGAGAACCTGATACTGGGACGCACGACCGCCAAAACGCTGAGTCTGGCGCTCGACAAACGCGGCTTGCAGTATTCGATTGACCTTCCCGACACCCAAACCGCGCGAGACCTGGTGGTGTCCGTTCAACGCGGCGACGTCTCACAATCTAGTTTTGGATTCAATGTCGCCAGACGGGGCGACGACTGGGAGGAAGACGAAGAAACGGGCGCAGTGGTTCGCACGATTCGCAAGTTTTCGCGGCTCTGGGATGTCTCGCCGGTCTCAATCCCGGCTTACCCACAGACCGAAGTTGCACTTCGTGGGCTGCGCGACTTTCAGCAGGCGCGCGCCTTTGAAAAACATCGCGGCAACCATGCCGAGCGCGCAAGATTGGCGGCGCTGGATTAGAAAAACCGGGCCCTGATGCCGCGCTAGGCGTGGCCGACGGGCGAGCAGTGAACCGGGCGCCGAGGGCGCCGACACATTGCACGACTAGCCTTACGAATCGAGGCCCCGCGAGGGGTCTATGCTTGGAGGAAACCCCATGCACATCGAATCTAAAAAACTACGCGAACAGCGGCAGGTGCACGTCGACGCGCTGCACGCGCTAGTTGCGGCGGCACAAAAGGAAGATCGCGCTCTATCCGACGAGGAGCGCGAGAAGTTCAACAAGGCCGACGAGGCGCAGCAAGCACTCAAGGATCGCATCGACACCCTTGAACGCGCGTACAAAATCGAGCGCGAACAGTTGGAGAGTGCCGAGCAACGCCAAGAGCGAGAAACCGGGACGCCACGCGGGGCCGAGGATGAGGCCGAGCTCAGAAAGCAGCGGGTGGCGGCCTATGCCGAGGCGTGGCGGATTTGGCAGGTGCGGGGCATGGTTGGCCTAAACGCTGAACAGCAAGAGACGTTGCAAACCGGGTTCCAAGCACCGGAATCGAGGCAGCAAGGGACAACCCCGGATGCCGCGGGCGGTTACCTCGTACCTGATGAGGCCATGAGGGCGATCGAAACCGCGACGCTAGCCGTCGGCGAGATGTTGGAAAACATAACGATCATGCGGACCGACACCGGCGCTAGGCTCCCTATGCCGACTGATAACGATACGGCGAACAAGGGCGAGCAGGTCGACGAAAACACGCCAAATACCGAGGAAGACCTCGCTTTTGGCCAAATCGTGCTGGATTCGTATACCTATTCCAGCAAGATCGTGAAAGTCTCGATGCAATTGCTGCAAGACTCGGCGACAAACCTTGACACCTACGTCCCAGCCCGCCTCGGCGAGCGCATCGGGCGGATTGTCAACGAACGCCTCACAATCGGCACCGGTACCGATATGCCTAATGGCATTGTCAATGCACCGACAACCCCGGCTGCTGCTGCGGCAGAAATTGAGTACGCCGATCTACTGGACATGGAACACTCGGTGGACCCGTCCTACCGTCGGCAGGGTGCGCAGTACATGTTCAACGACATGACGCTCAAAGCCATCAAAGAACTACAAGACAACGAGAACCGGCCGTTGTGGCTACCTTCTGTGCGCGCCGGTGATCCCGACCGCATACTCGGCCGCACCTATGTGATCAATCAGGATTACGCGGACATCGGCACCGGAAACGTGTCAATGAGTTTCGGGCTCCTGACCAAGTACGTCGCGCGCCAAGTCAACCAGGTCGTTATGATGCGGCTAACCGAACGTTACGCAGAGTTTCTACAGGTTGGTTTTCTCGGCTTCCAGCGTTGGGACGGCGATATCCTCGACGCTGGCACAAACCCAATCAAGGGCCTGCTGCACCCATGACAGAAACGGATGGGGGCCGCGAGGCCCCCACCCTCGAAGTACGGTTTATCACCGACTACGAGGACAACGCCCAAAGGTTCCAGCGGGGCGCAACGCCGCGTCTCCCGCTCGCGTTGGCGCTGGCTCTCATCAAACAGGGTAAGTGTATTCCGCGCAGCGGATTGCAGCGCACGCGGCCAGAGATCGAACGCGAAAAGAGGACTATCGTGTGAGTTATACGGGGCTTGGCAATGCGGTGTTCTATCCGATTCCCGCCGTGCGCTTTCATGGCCTGAAACGCCTCGACGAGAGTTCACCCGAGCCGGTGACGCTCGCCGAGGTCAAGCTCCAGCGGCGCGAGGTTCCGGAAAACATCGAAGACCAGTATCTAACGGAACTCATCGTCGCCGCGCGCCGCGCAATGGAGGACTACACGCACCGAGCGCTGAAACCCATCACCGCCTCGGCGCATTTTGCGCACTTCGGCCAATCGATGGAGCTCCCGCTCCCGCCCTTGACCGCCATCACGAGCATCACCTACCGCGATACTGACAACGCATCACAGACGCTAGACCCGGCCGACTACACCCTGGAAACCTCGACGCTCCCGGGTGTTGTCATGCCCGCCTACAATACGTCTTTTCCCTCCACGGTGGCCTACGGGCTGCCCGTGGTCATTACCTATAGCTGCGGTTATGCCAACCTACCGGAACCGCTCAAGCAGTATCTGATGATGTTGGTCGGACATATGTACGAGAATCGGGAGGTGACCTCGACGCTGAACATTCGCGAGGTGCCGATCTCGCCCCGCATCCTCGACGCTTACAGGATATTCCGTTCGTGAGTGTCCAACACCCAGCGCTACGCGGCTATGTCCCGATCTACTGGCGCGGCGGGTCGACATCCGTGTCGTTCGCGGGATTGCGTTTTGACCAACAGGGGTATTTTGATGTTGGCGACCCGTCTTATGATCCGAATGTTGTAGACACAGCCTACACGCCGAACGAGGGCGGTATTTGGGTACCCGGTAAAATCGGTTTGCCGCGCGTGGTGAGTTCGGGTGGTGATATTGGGCCGCGGCTGGAATCTAATTTAGTCGCTAACGGCGCAGCGCCCGCGACCGAAACGTTCAGTGTAATTGATGGGAATCAATACATCCTGTCTGCTACAGGAACCTATGATTATTCGGTTAGTGGCGCGTTTTCCGGTTCTCTAACAGGGAGCAATGAACACCGCAGCCTTGCATTTACCGCTGCCGGTACGACCTTAACAATCACAGTAAACACTGCCGGCACCGCATGGCAGTTGGAGGACAGCACGTACTCTGTCAACCCAACTATACCGAGTGCCATTATTGCAGCGCCCGGCCCAGCTTACAGACTCGCCAACTTCTTCAATCCGAACACAGTTGATGCGGGAGGGGTGGTGGTGGAGGGGCCGCACGTCCCGATTACAGACCCTACTAGGCCTGTACTCAACAGTTGGGAATTCTCAAGGGATTTGACTCAAAAAGATAATACGTTTGGCGGAGGATCGTCAATTGACGATGCTCTAACCATGACGGTTGAGGCCAATCAGTTTGCATATGTTAGTCAATATGATGCGAGCCGTTGGCCAGAGGTATTTACGGTCACTGGGCGGGTGCGCAGGATATCCGGGTCTACTGAAATTGGATTCCGCGCCTATGCGGGTGCGAACGCTGCGCAGTTGTCGTTGTCGTCACCGAGCGGTGACCGCTTTCGACTGTTGTGCAACCTTCCTGGAACATCAACTCGGGTTTTCGTTGGACTGGAATCAAGAGCGGCGCAGGGAGGTAACGGCCAGGCGTTTGTGGCTGAGCTAACCGAGATCAACGTTAATTTCGAGGACGTTCTCGGCGAGAATATAGATACCAATGAAAGCGCCGTCATGAAGGTGTATCCATACGATAACAGCAATTTCAGCGTCGACGGCAACGGCGTTGTCACCGAAAAACCGGTCCAGCCATCACAGTATTATCCAGTAGCGGAGCTCTACACACAGCGATATCCGGCGGCGACACAGCTATGCACCCAGCCGGTTGATCTTACCCAAGTGGCCTGGAGCAAGACGAATTTGACGGTCGAGTTCGATGCGCTCGGCATGGACCACTTGCCAAATCATGGATCGACGTTGACAGCAACGAGCGCCGGTGCACAGTGCCTGTATACCCACAGCGCACCGCTCGGTGATTTTGCGTGCGCACTGTGGGTAAAACGCAAATCCGGTACTGGGGTGGTTGAAATAACGGTCGACAATGGCCTCAACTGGGTGCCTGTCACATTGGACGATACATTCCGATCGTTTGTGGCGTCGGACAACCTATCAAACCCGGTCTTTGGTATCAGCGTCAAAACGGCCGGGGATCAAATCATAGTCGGCGCCGCCAATTTGTTCGCTGGTAGCGCTGATGCCGTGCGTGGATTACCGCCGGTGTTTGATACGGCACCGATCGCGGCCGCCGGTGGTGGTAATTGGGCCGCGTCGGTGTTGGGAGATCCGGCCAAAGCGACCCTAGTCACCGTGGAATTATTGCCCCGCTTCGAGCTCGATCGAGCGGTCCAAGACATCCTGTTGTCCACCGCGCAAAATCTCTTGTTCGGGCCTCCCGCCGGCGTCAATCTGCAATCCAACGACGGTACGAACACCAGCTCGGTAGCAATCGGCCAGACGACAACCGACACGCCGGTGTTCATGGGCGTTTTCTTCGGCGGCGAGGGTCTACAGGTTCGCATCAACGATTCTGTCGGAACGCTGGTTCCCTACAACGGGAATTTCTCGAGCGGGGCACTCAGTTTATTGGAGAGCCTGGACGCCAGCGCCGGGGCGCGCGGTCTGCTAGTGACAAAAGGCAAGGACCTCGCGGCGCTCGATGTCGCCTATGATCAGCTTTTTGAATGGTTCGCATTGGAACTCAACTCGCCTCTGGTCACCGACGAGAGCGGCAACCTGTTGACCGACGAAGCCGGCGCGGTCATCACGCTTTGAGGGTATGACATGGCTTTGACATTTGTGAAACTCAACGACGTGTTGGCCGCTGGCAGCGTGCCATTGGTGCGCGCACACACTGTGCGGGCGGACACGAGCGCGCAATTCGCCTTTGCTGACGGCATTGCCCAAGATCACTCGCACGTGCTGGTCAGCGGCAACGGACAGGTCATCTTTGGCCCGCCCGGGGACACCGTGTTTTATGAAGTGACGAGCGCCGCGGACGTCAACCTGAATTTGGCGGGCGGCGAGTTTATGCAAGGGGTGACGGTCGCCGCCTTCGACCCGTTGACCGAAACCGGCGCTTTTGTTCTAACCGCGCAAATGCAAAATAGCGGTCTGCCGATTCAAAACCGCGACCTATACCTACGGCTCGTCGTCGACACGGTGCTCCAGAGCGAGCATACCTACTCGATCGGACCGGGGGAGAACTTGCGCTCTTTTAGCGCGCCGCTGACCGCGCCGATCGCCAATGGTGCGACCGTCGGTATACGTATGCGGGGCGATCCGGCCCTGTGGGTGCGTGGCAGCCAAACGGTCACCGATTTTAGGCTGGTGAAGGCCGCCTGAGATGGCGCACACCGTTTTCACACAACCGCTGTTGACGCAACACTGGGTCGAGTGTGCCAACGCGGCCTCAGTGGCGTTGTTCGAAGCGGAACAGAGCCATACCTTGCGCATCCCGGATATCGAGGGCAAACCGCTGCTACTCGTTACCATCACGGGCGAGACGCCGCTCGCGCTGCACCCGGGCGACACGGAACTACTCTGGTGCAACCAACGCGACGGGCTCTCAGTGGGTGTCACGGTCGACGAGAACGACGACCCGGTCGGCGAGCCACGGGTACGCGCGAGCGCCAAGCTGGGCGATTATCTCGACCCTGGCAACGTGGACGATTTCGCCGAGCCTATCCGCGACGTGGCACTGTATCCCGGCTGGTTTCCGCGAGCCTACAACAGCAACGGGTTCTCGCGCTCGCCCGACGGTCACCCGTCATTCGACACGGTGACCCATTGGTTCGAGGACCAGAGCGGCGAGTGGGGGCTCCGGTTTAGATTCCGTGACGATGGTGAACCCAAAGCGCCCGCGCAATTTGTCTGGGAGGTCTGGGACGGGAACCCAAACGCCGGCCAAAGCGAGCTGCTCTACAGCTGGCAGATTTGGCGCGATTTCGATCAGGTCGAAGATCGCAAGCGGCTCTGGCAGGCGAGGACGCCGAAGCCGCAACGGGGCGCGGAGAGGGAACCCCTATTTATTGCACTGAAGCGCGAGGACCAACTCAACAAAGTGCTCGGCAAGGCGCGCATCGGCACAAAATTGCAGCCCTGGGAATACACGTTTGCATTGAAAAACAAGAAACAGAAACAGCAACAGAAACAGGACAAAAAAACAAAGCGAGCCCGGCGTGGCAGGTGAATCCGGGGATAACACGGTGAGCCTGCCAGGGCCGGCAGAGATCATGAAAACGGCAGCGGCCATGCCGCTGCACATGCTGCTGATCGTGGTCATAGCCGGGTTTGCATATGTCAGCTATTTGGACACGGTTGTGCAAAAAGAGACCTCGCGCTCGCTGGTTGCCGAGATGATCAAACATCAAGACGCGCTCCAAAAACGCGTGCAAGATGTTAGCGACAAGGCTTTCGACAATCTGCAAGCGCTGACCGATTCGCACAACAAACAACTGGCCGTCATGATCGAACATTGTGGCGGCAAGACGGTCGGCGCCTCAGGCTGGGACAAACAACAGGGTTACGGACCTCGAGTGGTTAAGTGATATGAGAATCAAAACGGGGCTGGCAATTGCGTTCCTATTGCTGCCGATCGTGGGGTGCGCGCACGAGGCAAGCCTACGCACGACCGAGCTGGGACCGAACAAATGTTTAGCGACTGATGGCAATGACCAGTCAAGTGGTAGGTTTCCCGATGCCTGCTGGCGCACGTTTCAAGCGGCGGCCGATCGCGTGCTACCAGGGGACCGAGTGTGTTTTCAGCCTGGGACATACGGCGGCGCCAAAATCACCCGCAGTGGCACGGTACCGGGGCGCATCACCTGGGCGCGCTGTCCAAACGTGCAACAGGGGGCCGTGCTCATTCGCCAGAACGACGAAAAGACGCGTCGGGTCATCGAGATCACGGGCAACGTGACTGATCACACGATTGACGGGCTGGACTGGTCGCCCGAGCTCTACGGTGCGGGCGTCGACGGGCTTTACATGGCCGGCGGCAACCATCGCTGGCACGTGCGCAACATGCGGTTTTTGGGCGAGAAGCGCAGCGGGAAACAGCTCTGGGACAAAACGACCGAAATAGGGCCCAACGGGCAAAACAACCGCCGCCGTCTGTGGCGCATCAAAGGGAACGACATTGTCCTAGAAAAGAACTTTGCCCGGTACTGGCCGTTTCAGTTCCTCTCAGAGAGTGACGGCACCTATCGTGCCCTAGTGGCCTACAACAATTTTGCCTATTCCGGCTCGCATACAGTCGCCATCGCGAGCAAATGTCTGGGTCAAATCGTACGCACCGGTAACAACTACTACCGCAACATATTTGGAGGCAGCTACACCAGCGACTCGACGCAAATCAATCTGGACACCAGTAGCGGCAACCCGCATTCCCCGGACGGCATGCAAGGGCCACAGCTGCTCCCATGCAAGGGGGGCTACCGATTGACGCAAAACATCATGGTCGCCAACGCCGAGAACGGCCCGGATATGAAGGGTTGGGATAACTCAATAATTGAATTCAATGCGTTCGTGACAACCGCGAGCGACAGCAGCGGACCGATCGACGGCATCAATTTCTCGTGCGGCGGTGGCTATGTCGGGCGCCCGCAGACTAGCATCCTGGCGCGTGGCAACCTCTCGGCGGACAACTCGAACGCACACGCCAACACGCGAGCCGAGGCGGCGGTCTACGGTATCAGCGCCGTGCATAACTGGCGTTCTGCGATCGGCGTCGACAGGGACAAATGCGGTGGTAATGCGGTGGCCACGGCCTGGGCTTCTAACACCACCATGGTTAACAACCTAATCGACTCGCATGGGTCTGGGCCGAACATTAGCGTCGGCTCGAATCTGTACGCTGACGGCAACGTTTATGCTGAAGACACGCGTTGGCAACTCGACAAGGTGGGCAGCTATCAAACACTAGAGCTGTGGCAAGAAGCACTGCGAAAGCACGCGAACAAATTCGTCGGTTTTGACGAGAATGCGCAGGTGATCCCGCGTCAGCAGCTATTCGAGGTGGACACCGAACATTGGACGATGGGCCAGGCGTACCCAGACACATTTGCCATTGAGGATATCGTCGAGCGGTTACCGGAACTCTACCCGTCCGCCGATCTGGAGACCGGCGGCGCGCCCGTTGGGTTTGTCGAGCGCGACGGCTTCGGGCACGAGGTTTACGTCGGGCGCTGGTGGACGTCGTTTTGCTGCGCCTGGGAACAAGCGGCGGGCTGGCACAGTGACGTTGTCCTCATCGATGGCAAAAAACGCCAGCTCGGTGGCTCCGATGGTCAACCCGGTGTCGATGCCAAGCGGCAAATGCTGATTCTGTCGGAACCGTTGCAGGTGGAGAAAGGCCAGGCGATTGACGTGGTCTACCCGTCCGGGCGAACGTCTCGACAGCGGGGCGCTCACGAGTTTTGGGCCGGTACCGAGGTTATCGTCGATCCGCCCGAACCACCCGAACCGCCGCCGGTGATAGAGCCGCCCAGCGAGACGGTGACATTTAGTATCCCGACCAGTTTTTCCGAGAACGACGCCGAGGAGGAGTGCCCAGTATTCGACGAGCTCGGGACCGTCGCTTGCCCGGTCAATCTCACCAGTGGATTTTTAGACCTGGTGGGCATTAAAAAAGACGGTTTATGGAACGAGACAGGGTTGCGCTTCGATACGCTGGGGATTGATGACAAAACGGTGGACATTCGGTTGCAGTTCACGCCCACCGCAACCCGCACGGGCGTGACCTCGGTAGCCATCACCCTTGAATCGTCCTCGAACTGCCGACCGTTTGCGGTTGACGATGGCAACCTGAGCGCGCGGGCGCGGGTGGATGCGGTCGTGCCATGGGTCATACACGGGGACTGGACGGCCGATTTTGCGGTTGAAACGCCCTCTCTAAAGCCGCTTTTTCTCGCACTCATCGAGAATCGAGTGTGGAAATCTGGGAGCGCCGTGTGTCTCTTTGTCAAACCGACCACGGATCAAGACCAGGATTACAAAGCCGTGTTCTCGTTTGACCGCGATGCCCCACAGGCGCCGGCCCTGATTGTCGAGCGGACGATCGACTAATGGCAATGCGAGCCGGCCGTCTCAGGCATTTGGCGCAGCTCTATTCGATGAGTGGAGAACCGCCCGCGCCTACTTTAGTCAATGATATTTGGTGCGCAATCGAACCGTCTGCGCGCAATCTCGACATGGCGCGCAGGGGTCTGCGGGCTGCGCAGCAAACGCCAATTATCGCCCGGGCCTGGGATGAGTTGCGGGCCGACCGATACCTCACCTGGCGCGGGCGTCTGTGGTACATCGACGGCGTTGCCAGTCGCGAGGAGAACAACGAGTACTATCACCTGTCGTGCACCGAGCTCGTCGCCCCGGAAGGGACGTACACGCCAAGCACTGCGCCCGCGTTCCAGGTCAAGGCCTACGTTGTGAGGTCCAGTCAATTGACGGGGCAATTTGCCCTACCCTCGCAGGCGAATGCGGTGGTCGAGGTCGCGCGCTTCGAGTATCAGGTGGCGTGGACATATGGCGACTTTATCGATTTGGAGGGCGTGACCTGGGATATCCACAATACGATTGACGCCGGCGATGATGGCGTCGTTGTCCGACTCGCCGCAAACGCACGGGAGCGCTGACCATATGGCCGGGCCAACTATACAACTCGTCGGGGGTGCGACGCTTATAGAGCTGTTGAACTCACTGCCGGGCGAGATTCGAAAAGCGCAGGTTGCCGGCATCAACAAGACCATGACCCAACACCGGCGCGAAAACATGGTCAAGCCGTTAATGAGCGCAACGGGGATAAAACGCAAGCGGCTCAACGCCGACATTCGGATCCGGCGCGCCCGAACGTTTTTCCCGATCGGCCGGATTCAACCCGCGCGGTGGGGCATTCCGGTACCCGAATACACCTGGCGGATGGAACCGGTTGACGGTACCCCAACCCGGGCGCGCATTTTCGTGAGGTTTCCAAATGCACTCGGCTGGAAGCTGGCCGCCGGGTTTGTCAATCCGCGGGGCACGGAACAGCACCCGTTGCGATCCTACAACTGGCGCGGGCCAGAGGCGGGAAAACTCGACCCGGTCGAGACCGCAATCGGCCTGAGCGCCGCAGCGTTGGCGGTGGAGATCAACACGCCGCAGAAACTACAAGAGGCGTCGGAACTTCTGCAACGCAAGGTGGATATTGAATTGTTGCGACAGTTTCAAAGGCGCATCTGATGGCCGATTCGGTACGCGAGCGCATACAGGCGGAGATCTCCAGCCGATTGACGGCCGACCGGGGCTACCAACGACCAACGGCGCCGTATCGATTCATGACTAGCGGCGAGGATTTCCTGGGGGTGTTTACGCCCTACGGGGCCAATCAGGCGCAGTTTCAAATCACGGTGGAACAAGGGGCGTTGCGCCCACCGCCAACGGGCGACCCGCTCGCCGATTGGCTGGCGGCCGAGCAGCTCGGCAATGCAATGCTTGCGAGCATCATTGCCGACATGGGCGTAGCCTTGATCAGTGACGGCACCGGTGATTTGTGCAACCCGCCTTTGTATTCGGGGGGCAATGTCGCCGTGCCAGAACCTGAGCACGATCTCGTCCAGGTCGAGGCGCTGTTTGTTGTGACCTATGAGTGGATACGGGGCGACCCGGAAACGCCGGCGCTGCCGGTTTAATTCTGCCCGGATGCGGGCGCCATGTTGAGGGCATTTTGCGATGAGCATCAACGACAATGTCAAAATCGAGTACGAATCCGGGCAATCCGCAGCGCCATGGGAGGAAATGACCAGCGTCGACAACCAAAATTACAGCTCGACTTTCTCGCCGTGGTCGGGCCGGTCTGGCTACGAGGCGACCGTCTCGCCGTACGGAATGAACAGCGGGGGTACGATTAGCCCGGGTGCTGCCGATGACACGGTCGACGTGACGGCGATAGAAGCAACTATGCCCGGCATTGCGAGCGCCGCGGCCGATGGGACGGTCTCGGTCGGCGCCGCGGCTGGTGTCGCAGTGGCACGGCCCAGCACAAATGATTACCTCATCAACAGTATTACGGTCGACAATTTGGGAGCGATCGTGGTTGTGAGCGGCGCGGAGAGCACGGCATTT